GAGGCAATATTATCAAGGAAAGTATAAGGTAAAGAACTATCAAAAGTACAAAGGTGATCCCACAAATGTCATTTATCGTTCTTCTTGGGAATTAAAATTTTTAAAATATTGCGACGATAATGATAATATTTTAGAATTTGGTAGTGAAGAAATAATTGTTCCTTATATATCTCCACTTGATGGAAAAATTCATAGATATTTTCCAGATTTTTATATAAAGGTTAAAGAAAAAACTGGAGGTATAAAAAAATATTTAATTGAAATTAAACCTAAAAAACAAGTTATAGGTCCAACAACAACTCCTAAAAGAAAAACTAAAAGTTGGGTGAATGAAGTTAAGGAATATGCTAAAAATCAAGCAAAATGGAAAGCAGCAGAGGAGTATTGTGCGAATAGATTACTCGAATTCAAAATACTTACAGAAGAGGACTTAGGAATATGAGTGATGCACTTAAGGCTTCTGATGAAATACTGGCAAAAAAATATAAAGAATTTGGGGGTAGATTTGTTTCTCAAGAATGGTATCGAAATGCGATGTTTGAGGCTTTGAATAATCAACCACAAGAAGATACTACAGATTTAATAGACACTTTTGGGTTACAAGTTGGAAAATTTTATTTCTTTTCATATTCAGCAAAATTTCCAAATAGATATCCATATTGGGATAGATATCCATTCGCACAAATATTAGAAGTTAAAGGTGATGGCAGTGTTTTAGGCGCTAATATTCATTATTTAAATCCATCATATCGTCAAACTATTGTTAAGAGTTGGTTAAATAGTACAAATGTTGTACCAGAAGTTTGTTTACATACTTATATTAGAACTAATATGAGTAATGTGGTAAGAGTTCCTGATAATGATATAGTTGGATTATCTGGTAAAGAATTTATCGTTGAATCTTTTGTGAACAAAATTGGACAAACAATATCACCAAACAAAGTGTGGGTAGGGTGATAAATAAAAGTGACAGATATGTCTAAGTAATGGCAAGTCAGACCCAGATTAAAAATACAACTATACCAATTACCGGATTAATTACTCCGAAGGGAAATGATGGAAAGGTAAGCGTTTCAAAATCTGGACCTGATGTTGGTTTTATTACAACCGCACAAAATGCAGATGGAACTTTTCTAACACATGCTGAAGCAGTTACGGTTTCTCAGAACTCAACAAATACAACAAAAATTAACGCGGCACTTACGGCATCAAAATCTACAGAAACTCTTCAGGGTGTTGTTGCACAATCAGCGTATGATCAGAATATAAAATCAACCCCCACAGGAACTCCCACATCTACAAGCAAGGAAATTCCTGCAGCAAATCCCCCATTTGATCCAAAAACTTTAAATAACGGATCTGGATCTAATACTACTGGAAAAGTTTATCCATTCCCAGTTGATATGCAATATAGTGGAGTAGGTTCTCAAGATCATATTCGTATAAGAGCATTAAAATATAAACCACCTCAAGGAGGAGATCAAGGAGGATTTAATTCTGTTGTGCAAGGCGGTATTAAATCTGCAAATGCAAGTTTACCACCACCAAACTACGAGTATGAGGGTGAGGTAATTCTTCCAATTCCAACAGCAGTAAAAGATAGTTCATCTGCGAGTTGGAGTATGACAAAAATGAGTCCTATTATGGCAGCAGCAGTTGGTACTGTAGCAGCCCCAGCGGTAACAGCGGCGGGAGGGGACGTAGGAAAAGCATTTAAACAACTTGTGGAACAATTAACAAAGTCTGGTACTTTTTTCGGAGAAGAGGGTTCTGATTATCGTCAAGTATTAGCAGCATCTCTTTCATCTGCTTTTCTTGGAGGAGTTGGTTTGACAGGATTAGAACCTAGTGATATCTTAGCAAGAACAACAGGTAAAGTTTCAAACCCCAATATGGAACTCCTCTTTAGAGGTCCAAACATGAGAGAATTTGAATTTGCATGGAAATTTGCTTGCCGGGGTTTCGAGGATGCAAAAAGAATTCGAGAAATTATAAAATTTATGAAGTTGCAATGTTTACCAACAGTAGGAGAAAATACCAATCTAATTAACAGTCCTAATGTATTCTTCATTCGATACATGAATGGTGATACAAGAATTAAATCATTACCACAACCAAAAATTTGTGCCTTAGTAAACTTTGGAATTGATCACACTCCAGATGCAATGGGGTGGGCAGCATATGAGGATTCTCATCCAGTTTCAACGGCAATGGTTATGCAATTTGCAGAACTTACTCCACTCTTTAGAAATGAGATGGAAGAAGCATTCCCAGAAGAGGACGACGTAGGATACTAATATGGCATACTTCAAAAAATTACCCGATGTATTATACCCATCATTAAAAAAGGATATATCCTCTTTTGATTACATAAAAATTAAAAATTTGTTCAAACGAGCAAAGTTGCGTGATGATTTTTTAAATATATTCAGTGCATTTGAGAAATATTCAATTGTAGGTGATGAAAGACCTGATAGTGTATCCGAAAAGATATACAAGGATTCCCAGTATGATTGGTTAGTTCTTATAATCAACAATATTCAGAATGTGAGAACAGATTGGCCCATGTCTCAGTCAGATTTAAATGAGTTTCTAAACGAAAAATATACAGATCAGCAATTAGTAGAAATTCATCATTATGAAACTAGAGAGGTGAGAAATTCTTTGGGTGAATTAGTGTTACCTGGAAACTTAGTAGTAGATTCAAATTTCACTTTCAAATATGCTGACGCTGGAGCAACAACAACCTACTCGTCATTGATATCTGTAAGTAATTTTGAATATGAAAATTACTTAAATGAAGAGAAAAGGAATATTTTTATTTTAAGACCAGAGTTTGTAAGAGTTGTAGAGAAAGATCTTAAGAGAATATTTAAATATGAACAATCTTCTGAATTTGTAGATCAAAGAACTATTAAGACTTATAATCCTAGGATTTCCTAAAAAACCTACAGACAAAAAAATGGCCGGAATTTTTTTCCCGCCATTTTTGGTTTTAAAAACTTATTTTGAAATCACCATAAAATTTTGAGTGACTTATCAAATACCTTTACATATCTATGTTTTTGACTTCTTTCTTTCCATTCTCCGTCAGCACCTTTAATTTTGCCTCTAGAGTGTTTAGTTCCGTCTGCATAGTAGAAATCTTTCTTTGGGTCTGAAAGTCCACAATACTTAAAGTTACAAGCCCGATAGATTGTACCAGAATGGAAATCACTATCAGCGTAAGAGATGATTGCTTTAACTTCAGTATCCTTCCGTAACTGTCTAATCGCTCTTGAAACAAACCAAGAAGTGATATTATGCTCCACAGATTGTGTGTCTGGATGGATGCAGAGACGGGAAAGTTCAAAAAGTCCTTGTTGTTGATTTCTTTCAAGTCCAAATGCTCCTTGTGCGACTTCAGGTACAGGGAGTCCTGTAAAAATACAAACTCCCTGCAAACCATGAATGTTTAATATCGAAAATTTATTTTCCCTAAAAAGACCATAGTTATAACCAGATTTAAATCCTTTAGAAATATTTTTAAGATAATGATATTTTAAAAGTAATTTACTTGCTTCTTTTTTGGGAACTCTTTCGATATAAAATTCAGTCTTCACTCCTCAGCAAGTTTCTGAAAATATGAGAGAGTATCATCCTCATCATCCTCGGATGTGCTTGTGGGGGTGCTTTGCACCTCTTCACTTTCAAAAGATTCATCAGATTTGACAACTGGTGTTCTCTTGGTTCCTAGAACGGTATCAAGACGGGTCTTCAATTGATCATAAGACTTAAAGTTTTCTGGACTTACAAACTCCTTGAGAGAATTGCACTTCTTCCAAAGTTCTTCAAGATCTTCATCCTCGAACCCACCTAGAACAGATGGTGTTTCAAATTCAGACTTGTCATAGTTTGGATAACCATCTGCCATGCGAACTTTCAGTTTGAAGTTTGCACCAGTCCAAAGATCAAATGCATCAGTAGGAGATTCATCCTCAAATTCAGGTTTTAGGGCACTTGAGATCTTCTCAAAGATTTTCTTACCATATTTAAATAGGAATACTTTTCCCTCATTTTCAGGATGAGCAGGATCCTTTACAACGTAAATGTTTGAGTAGTAAGACAGTTTACGCTTACGTTGGCGAACAACTTCTTGATCAGACTTATTTCCTGTTGCCCATAGTTGTGTGTTAAGTTCTCCCAGAGGATCTTTACCCCCAAGAGTTGTCAAAGAGTTTTCAATATACCATCCTCCAGGGCCTTGAAATGCATGACTCCAAACTTGCACGTAAGGATCATCTTCACCTTGGGGGGCAGGAAGAAAGCGAATAACTGCATAACCATTACCAGATTTATCGCGTTCAATCTTCCAGAAACGATCATCCCCCATTGAACTGGTCTTGTTCATTTTTTCAACTTCTTTGACCAGTTTAGCAGTGAGATTGCCTAAACGAGATTGCTTTTTAAGTTCAGCAAAAGACATTTGTGTTCTCCGTATACGATGTGTACGATGTGTTTACTTGTTTATTTTAACAGGTTACTGCTCAGGTGTCAAGACCTGATCACGAATAATTTTTTTGTATTCACCTGTTGAAATATTTAAAAATGGTGAATATTTTTGAATTTTAAGACTGACAGATTCCCATACTGGGTCTAGTAGTTTTTTATCAAACTTGCCCCCGAACAGGAATATGCTATGGTATATAACCAGTGTTTCGATACTAATCTTCCCGCTCAGGAACTTTTTAAGTATGATAGGATGAGATCCATTCTTACACTCAAAAATTGCATCTAAAGAATTTTCAGAAAGTAATTCTTCAGTTTCATTTTTAAATGTGTAAGTTAAACTTTGATTTCTTTTTTTCCAATTGGTGTAATTTGTTTCCCCCGAATGTATGATTTCTCCAATCCACAATCTTTGAGGGTCAGAGCATTCAATAAAGTTAGAAACAAGATATTCTAGTATCTCATTATCATTTTTTTGTCTAGAAGTTTTTTCAAAAAAATACTTATCCTTTCTTTTATTAAAGGACTTTATTGTGGTTCTAGTCTTTCCACAATATGTAAAATAATCGTATGATTTTTTTGTGAAATGATTTTTAAGAGATAAGTAACAACAATACACCTCAAACGGTGTCATATCGGTAGTTTTGCTTTCGTAGTTTTTTTTAAATAATTCAATGTGATTGCT